ATGGTGGCAGACAAGATCGATGCTTTGTAGGCTTTGTTTGGGTGCCGGCAATTTCTTCATCCAACAGAGAATTGCCGGCAATCACCCTTCACTCCGCTGTTGGTATAAGTGCCCGCATTGCATGGGAACGGGCGCAATAATGAAGAATGTTAATAATGTTCAAGTGGCTGAAATCAAAATATCAAAAACCCAAGAAAGATTCCTGCGAAAAGCAAGTAGTAATTACTCCAACTGAAATCGGATTCTTGGAAGCCAAAGACGGCTGTCCAATTAAGTACGATCTATACCAAAACTACAGGGATCAAGCGCATTACGAATTGGGTCGCCAGCTATTCTTTGTTTACGGTGAGATTGGTAAACGCTACACCGACCACTCATGTCACCATCTTGAAAGACTCGTTCAAAACATATAAATAAGAAATGAAATGAAAGAGAACATCCAAAAAGCCATCCAGTTCGCCACCGAAGCTCATTCCGGTCAGGCGAGAAAAAACAGCGGTCTGCCGTATATCTTCCATCCCTTGGCAGTGGCTGAACTTCTGATCGACCATTCCAATCCATCCGATGAAATGATCATCGCCGCAATCCTGCATGATGTGGTTGAAGACTGCGGCGTCACCTATGACGAGATCGAACATCGATTCGGTCCTGTCGTGACGCAGCATGTACGCGACCTGACCAATGACAAATCAGTCAAGGGCACTCGCGCCAAGCGCAAGGCGGCAGACATCGCCAGATTGGCAACCATCAACGCCAACAGTCAGACCATCAAGTATTGCGACATTTATCACAACAGCAAGGCCATCGAAGATTTTGATGACCCGCCGTTTGAAAAGATGTATCTGAATGAGAATAGAGCCAAACTGGAAGCCATGGACAAGGGTGATCCTGTCGTACGCCAGATGGCTCTTGATCTTGTCGAAAACAAACTGAAAAGGTATGCGTGATTATGTCAGGAGCCTCATGAACCCGTAAAGGATCATGAGGATTCCGACTTGGACCATGGCTGAAACATTCGCCCATCTACGCCAATTGTTGGGTAGGCTGCGCAGCATTTCTTCTTCACTGCCATTATGCAGGATCATCATGTAAAGAGACGGTCCCATTATCAAAATGAGACCGGTGGTGATGTAGAGCATCAGAATGGCACTTTTTCATTGGTGAAAGAGAAATTCTTGAACTTGTCTTTCTTCTTTTTCCAGTCTGCATCCGCTTCGGCAAACGCGCCCTGATCAAACACGCTTTTATCCTCTATGGCATGCTTGCCAGACACATCATCCTGTGCGGCTTGCTCAACATCATATAGGCGCATTCTGTCATAATCAACCCCCACGACAAACTTACGCCAATTCTGCTTCCCATTATAACGATTTTTCAATTGCTTGAACAGAAGTTGTCCGAGCTTTTCCAAATCCTCATTGGTGATGACGCCAAGGATGTAGTCGGCGGTCATCGGGATACCGAACGATTCAGACACATTGTCGAGATCGAAATCGCTATCGGCAAAACCGCCGCGATTGGTCTGTGTGGCAGTCCACAGAGGGACGCCAAACTCGACCGCGAGACCGCGTAGTTCTTCAGCAATCGCCTTGATCAGTGTGTAGCTATTGATGCTACCGCCCATCTTGATACGCGATGATGTGCAAATGTTCAGATAATCAACATAGATCACATCCGGCTTGAAATTCTTCTTCAAACGCAGTTCATTGATCAAATGTCTGAAATGCCCGACATGCGCGCTGGCAGTCGGATATTCCTTGATAATCAGGTTGCCGGCTGTCTTGCCGCGTATGGCTGCAATCTTGCGGTCATACATTTCCTTCGGGTATGACACCAGTTCTGACAGTGGAATGTTCAGAAGATTGGCGTCGATGCGTTCGGCAATTCTTTCTTCAGCCATTTCATTGGTGATATACAAGACATTCTTGCCGATCATGAGATTAGCGGCTGCAAAATGACACATGATCAGCGTCTTACCGACGCCGGTTGGTGCCATAATGATGTTCAATGTCTTATCAGGAACGCCGCCAAGCGTCGTGCTGTTCAGCAACCTGATGTCGAATGGCAATTTGGATTCGACGCGATGATAAAACTCAAAGCGTTCATTGGCGTTGCCGATGTAATCGTGGCCGATTTTTTTATCGAAAGAGACAGACAAGGCATTTTGTAGGATGCCCGGAATAGCTTCTTCCTTGCGCTCACGATCCTTGCCATCGACAATCGAGATCGAATCCATGATCGCATTGATGATGGCTCTTTTCTGACAAAACTTTTCGGTATTGTCGATCAACCACTTTTCATCGGTGTTCTCGACCGAAAGCAGCCCGATCAGTTCATTGGCTTCATCGGCTGCTTCCTGATTTTTGAGGGTCAGACTATCCAGTTCAACAGCCAATGCTTCCTTGGTAGGACGAGCATTGTATTGCTTGATATAGTTTTCGATGACTTCAAAAACGGTGCGTTCGGTTTGGTCTGAAAAATACTCTCCCTTGATGAAAGGGAGAGCTTTACGCATGTAGTCTTCATTGAAGACAAGGTGGGAGAGGATAGTTTTTTCTATCATTTTTCCTTGGGCTTTTTCTTCTTGGTTCCGGCTTCTTCTGCGGCCGGTTCATTCAGTTCTTCTTGGAGCATTTTGACCTGTCCAAGTTTGTATTTCTTTTCAAGCCAGACATCGAAATCGGTGTCGGCAAACATCTTATCCCAAAAGGCTTTGTCATTCTCGACTGCATCACGGCGAAAATTCTTTTCCATGATGGACGATTCAAACCATGCGCCCTTGTTGGTGATGTAGCCGCCTTCGACCGCGTTATCAAACAAGCCGGAATATTTGGCGATGCCGGTCTCCTTGTTGACATTGATCATGAAAGTGCTGCCCTCATGAACAAAGCGCGACTTGGCGACCTTGATCATGAAATCATAGCCGACAAGCTCTTTCTTGGAGCCTTCGCCTTCGATGTCGCCATATCGACTGACAATCCAGACATTATCCGCAGCAAGGAGACCGCCTGTGCCGCCTGACATGGTGGTTTTAGGCGCGGCTTTCGGGTTGCTGGCAATTTCCTGATACACATGATTGATGGCAATCATGGGAACATCCTTACGCGACAGATAAGGCAATACGGTGCGCCAGAATGATTTCAATTCCTTGGCGCGCGCCATATCTGCGGCCGAATTTTCCTTCAAAGCATCGGTCCATTCTTTCTTTGATGCGACGCTACCAATGCTATCAATGAAGACAAGAACCTTGTCACCCTCTTGCAACATGTCAAGCAGGCTCACAAGATCGAATTTCATTTCTTCGACATTCAGGACCGGGCGATAGTCAACGCGGTCGAGTGCAATGTCGAACATTTCAAAATATTCCTTTGGAGCGCCGCGTTCCGTGTCATAGAACACAATGAATCCATCAGGATATTTCTTCAGGAAAACGGATGCAATCAACAGACCAAACGCCGTTTTGAAATGGCGCGATGGACCTGCAATGGCCAGAACGCCCGGCAACATGCCGCCTTTGATGTCGCCTGCCAGCCCAACATTGATCATGGGCACAGGCGTTGGGATCATGTCTTCGGTGCTGTATTGGTGTTCAATGAACGAACCGCCAACTTCAAGCGTTGATGATTGTCTCAGGCGTTCAGCGAGTGTGCCGGTATATTTCGGTTTTTCTTTTTCATCTTTTGCCATTGTTTTTCCTTTTTATTATTCATCGTCATCATCATAGCGAAGGCGATGTGGCTTTCTGAATGACCATTGTAGTAGTTCTGTTATTGTGGTCAACGGTTCAAGAAAAACTTTCTCAAACTGTAACCTATAATCAACGAAGTTGTCAAGTCCAAATTGACGCGGAAGAAAACGCGGACATGCAATGACATTTTCCATCATTGGATTCGGCATTTTCAGATAGGCATATTTGACCTTATTGGCTTCCTTGATGGGTTCCATCTTGTCAGCGAAATTCTTTTCCCTGAGAAGATAATTGTAGAGCAAGGAGCCGCGCACATGGATGGGCGTTCCCTTGCGATAGATGGTGCGCGGGTCCGAATACTTTTCAATGCCGTTGCAACCTTTTGGGATGGCGATGTCTTCAAATGGAAGCGCCATGAATTTTTCTTCGCCATCCTTGATGAATGCCCAAAACTCATGTTCCTTGCCGCGCAGGAAAATCTTGTAGGCTTCCTTGAATTTGTCACGACAAAATTCCGGCGTGGTGGTCTTTACCGCTTCAAGACCAGTGACCTTGATTTCCGGTTCCTTGAAACGCACACCTTCATTATCCCATACATCAAGGATGTAGCGTTTCTTCGCGGTCCAGATACCTGCGGTCGCCAGTGCTTCGCGTTTCATATCCATTTCGTTCTTATACGCATGGGTATAATCAGCCATCGCCTGATAGGCTTTCTTGATCGCCGGCTTCAGGATATTCTTTTCTGTCTGATCCATAAACTCGATTGGGTCAGATGGATTATGCTTGGTCACATAGCTTTCAAGATTGACATAGCAGCTATCCGTGTCCATGGCGATCACATAATCAACGCCTTCTGTTCCACAGATTTCATTCATGCATTGATTGATGGCTTTCTCGATCCAGCGAATAGCCAACTGACCGCTATGCGTGATGGCTTCAGCCAACACCACATCATACCAACGGAAATAGATGTTTGCGAGCGCGCCATAGGCGCTGTTAATCTGGATTTTCTTTGCCAACTGATAGTTGTTGAAGCGGATCATTTCAACTTCAAATTTCTTGTCGCCGGTTTCCTTGAATTTGCGCTTGGCGTCGAGCATCTTTTTCTTGAAAATGTCACGATCATTGAACATTTCTTCAAAGAGTGCGGCGAGGAATCCCTGTTTGTCGCGGCGAAACATCGCGCCATTGGCGCACACAGCAAGCGCGCCATCAAACTGAATAGCATTGTGCAACAGTTTTTCAACCGTGACATTGTTGTCTTTTTGCACAAAGGTTTCAGGTGATATGTTGTATTGGATTCCGAGTTTTGGATACAGGGATGTCAGGTCGAGAGACATGACATATTTATAGAGACCGGGTATCGGCGCTTTGACATAAGCCGCCTCAAATTCGGTCTTTACATTGTCTCTTTTTTGAGGG